CAAAACCGCGATAAACAACTTCATAGAACACGTCAAACAAGAAGAAGAAACCAGCATACAAGACACCGTCCCCACCTACCGAATGAACCTTGCTGGCGAATACAAACAAATACTCGAGGAGGAATAAAAGAGTTATGTGCTACTTATGCAAATACAAGGAATATCACTATAATAATGGCAGATACACTGGACAAGTACACAGATTCATACAGTACATCCACACACACGAAGTACCCATACACGAGTTATACACGGCAAGAACACGGTACATGAAACGATACACAAACTACCGCGGGGAATACCGGAGAACAATACGGGGCATACTCAACACATTTATTCACTATGTTGAGAAGAAAGAAAATATAAGTATACAAGATGACGTACCCACCTACCACATGAACATGAACGGCGAATACAATAAGATAAGGTGAAACACTCATGCAAGCAGTATTCGAGATAAACAAAGGAAAAATAGTAGGCCTCACCTACAAAGCAATAGTCACAGGAAGATTCAAAACCTGCAAATACTGTGGCAAAAGCTTCCAAACCCACATCAGAAATCAAGTCTACTGCACGAAGCGTTGCAAGAAATACTCAAAACAAGAACACAACGAAGCATGGATGAGAAACCGCAGAAAACAAGAACGCAACAAAGAAATCATCAACGACAGACAAATCCTAGAAGTCGGCACCAGCAGACTCGGAGAACATATGAGTGACTCCTTTGAGGAAGAACAACAAAAGGTGGAGCATGAACTAAAGAGACTCCACCTACGATAACCACCACACATATACCAAGACACTCTTTTTAAAAACACCACGTAACCTAGTAAGGAAGACCACACATATGTTGTCGTCTTTCTTGTTCCTTATGAAGTATCATAAGGTACGAAAAAAAAAATGATATGATCCTTTTATTTTTAGCCTATACCTGAAGCGACTTGAGATGAAATAAAAGGAAGGGGAGGATGAAAACCCTGGTATAAAAGAAGAATCAGGAACACATCCCCCCCGACCATGATAAAAAGAGATAATGGCACGACAGAACCATTTTTCATATCCAACTTACTAATATTCGTACCACACCCCCCCAAAGAGATGATACAGGGGGGGGGAATGGGGGAACAAAGCACGACACACACAAAACACTCAATCCCAGAAACCATCAATATAATATTTTTCTGATGCAGGATGATAAGACGGGATGGGGTGCATACTCTTTTTTGAGGAGCGTTGAATTATCTTAGTATACGACACGAACGCACCCCCCCATACTATATGTCCCAAGCATGTAAAACCTCCTTTGGATTGTTCCAACAAAAAAAAGAAGAGATGAGAAAAGAACCTGATGAAAGAGACATATTGACTATTCTTATGCATTCTATAGAATTATTGAATCTTTTAACTCAATAGCAGTGAGTGGAGGGGCAACCTACTCTCTTCCACACACATATTTGGATGAGCAAACCTTGTTAATTCACCAGAGATTGATAAAAGTGATATTTGTTTACTATATTTCTTGTTTGAAAAAAATACTCCAATGAATTTTATTTAGTGAAAAAATTGTTTATCAAAAGGGGAAAATCGTGTGACCAAATGGATGTCATACGTCACCAGAGAATACAAAAAAATAATATGTGGGACATGAAATACTGGGAGGAGGTAGGCGATTCGATGACCTAGGATTACTCCCTAGAAAAACTAATGAATCAATCCTATAGCACTCACACCCCACCCCTAATAGTTCCTGTAACAGATAGGAGAGATTGGTTCTTGGTGGGGGGATAATGGAGAAGTAGTATTGTACTTGTAATAATGAAAAATAGGGAAGATGATGATTTTATTTTATTTGGTTGGTACTTCTCCCCTTTACCCCCCCATGTATGGAGTAGTAGTGATAGTGTGTCCGTGACAATTGGTTTCCTGTTGGTGTTTTATCTCTTATTATCTTGGGGGGGGGGGAGTGTTTTCTTTGTATTCCTCCTCTCCTTTTTTTTTACTCCTCAAAAGAAATGAAGGAGATTGGTGCTAGAGATAAGAGGGAATGATTATATTATTTTATATTCGAGAGAGCACTTGACCACCTTTTTTGTAAGAAATCCTCACTTTCACCCCCCTCACACGAGAACAAAAAAACATATGATTGTGCTTGTGTGGGAAAGGGGGTCAACACACTAAACAGAGAGTAAACCCCAATATGAGAGCATCGAGGAAAAAAAACAGAAGAACAGAAGAAAGAAGAGACTGGGAAAAAACAGAGACACAGGCACACCCCTATTACTGATACATACTATTTTTTTTGAACCATCATGACAATACAATCCAACCCCAACATAACACGAATGGAGGAAAAAAACACATGAAAACCGAAACACAACAACTCATCATAATCATACTCGGAATAATAGCAATCATCACAATACTCAAAGACTACGACATGATAATACTGTCCACGATAATCGGAATACTCGGAGGATACCTAACAGGCAAAACCCTCACCGAAAAACAATCCGAGATAATCAGGGAACAAACAATAGGTGATGGTGATGTGCAATGAACAACAAGCAGACACAGAACAATACCGATTCCTAGACTACCGCTTAGACCAACTAGAACAAAACCTACGCAAAGGACAAGAACGACTAGAAAACGAATACAAAGAACAAAACAAACAAATCATGCAAACACTCACCATGATGCAAGAAAGCATGGGACAACACAACACCGCAATAGTAGAAGTCACACAACGAATCAGCAACATAGAACAAAAAGCAGAAACACTCGACAACATACGAGAACGCACCACCAAACACCATGAACGAATCAAAGAACTTGAACGACGATTAGACATATACAAGCAAGTACTCATCGCCGTGAGCGTAACCGTAGTCGGAGCAATACTCATAGAACTAATCAGGATAATACACTAACCACCACCACCCTATAATACCAGGAGACGTGAAAAAGAATGGAATTCAACCAAGCAACCACAATAAAAGTAGACGGAAAAACAATAACCAACAACCCCATAACCGGGAAAATCACAATACAAGGAAAAGAAGGCGAAGAACCAATCGTATACAACTGGGCAATACTCAACATCAACGATAACACTGCCACAATCAAAGAAGGAATAAACATCACCACAATAGACCTCGACATTGAACAAGAAGTCAACCCAGCACGATACGAACGCATAATATCATTCCGAGACAACAAACCAGAACCACAGAAAAAAGAAGCCAAAAAAGAAACAACCAAAAAAACCTCAAAAAAAGAGGCTAAAAAAGAATAAAACCAAAAGGGAGATGATGAACCGATGACTATACAACCAGAAACAATAAGACTAGAAGAACTCAAACCAGCACCATACAACCCCCGAATAATGACAACAAGCCAAACACAAAAACTACAAAAAAACCTCGAAACATTCGGACTAGTAGACCCCATAATAATCAACACAAAAAACAAGCACATAATCGGAGGACACCAACGATACCACATACTACAAGAAAAATACACAGACAAAGAACTACACCTCATACGCCTAGGAGACATAGGCTGGGTATTCACAGAAGACACCCTCACAGTGGAAGATGAAAACCATGAGAAAGCATTAAACCTTGCACTCAACAGGTTAAACGGAGAATTTGATGATGGAAAAGTACAGGAAATGTTGGAGGACTTAACTGAGTCACACTTGGACATGGACTTAACCGGATTTGAAGACTACGAAATAACAGAGTACCTAATGGATGACCTTGACAATTTGAATGACTTGTTACCTGATGGGAATGAATTCTCTTCAGATGAAGAAGTTATCAACGAGCAAGAAGATAATACTGCCCCATCTGAGACACCTTACACGCCATTAAGAGAGGTGGAAGTGATTGTTAAAGAAGGGGATAAGTACCAGTTGGGTAATCATGTTTTGTTGTGTGCTGATAGTAGTGAGCGGAGGAATATTGAGAAGTTGTTGTCTGGTGAACGTGTGGATTTGTTGCTTACTGACCCTCCGTATGGTATTGACGTGGTTAGTACGGGTAGCACGGAGAGAGAGAGAGAGAGAGCATATGATGACCAAGACAGGAACAGTAGGAGGACCAGGAGTAGTGAAACCACGAGAATACAAACCAGTAATCGGTGATGATAAACCATATGATCCACAGTTATTAATGGATTTGGATTGTCTTAGCATAATCTGGGGAGCCAATAACTTCAGCAGTAAACTACCAGACAAAAACCAATGGATAGTATGGTACAAAAAACCACAAGAAAATGAATACAACACTTTTAGTGATTGTGAACTAGCATGGACAAACCTACCCCGTAAAAGCATACGCATGTACAAATACCTCTGGAGCGGACTACTACGAGAAGGACCAAGAAACGAAGAACTAAAAGAACGAGTACATCCCACTCAAAAACCAGTAGGACTACTAAAAAACATCATAAACGACACACTAAACGAAGAAAACCAAAACATACTAGACCTATACGGAGGAAGCGGAAGCACACTCATAGCAAGCGAAGCACTAGGACACAACTGCTACATAATGGAACTAGACCCATACTACTGCCAAATAATAATAAACCGATGGGAAGAATACACAGGAAAAAAAGCGGAACTGATAACATGAACATACAAACGGGGGACATCTACCAGTTGGGACAGCATAAACTCATCTGTGGAGATAGCTCCAACCCTGAGCACTGGCACACATTACTACAAGAGGAACAAGCAGACCTACTAATCACCGACCCACCATACGGAGTAAACATGGAACAAAAAAGTAAAACAATACTAAAAAAACAACAATACTCCAAGATAACCAACGACAACATACCACTAACACAACTAGGAACAATACTACTAAAAACATTCCAGAACTGCAAAAAACACCTTAAACCAGACTCATCATATTACATATTCAGCCCACAAGGAGGAGACAGTGAACTGATGATGATGATGATGAGACAAGCTGGAATAAAATGCAGACACCAACTAATATGGATGAAAGAACGACCAGTCTTCAGCATGGGAAGACTAGACTATGATTACCAACATGAACCCATACTCTACGGATGGACCAAGAAACACCACTTCTACAACAGAAACAAAAAACAAAAAAGCAGTATACAACAATTCAAACAAATAAAAAACCGGTTACACCCCACCAGTAAACCACCATTACTCATAGGCACACTAATGAACAACAACACCGAAGAAGATATGACAGTACTGGACTGCTTTGGGGGGGGGGGAACTACCCTGCTCGTAGCCGAGAAGTTACATCGGAAGTGTAGAATGATAGAAATAGATCCTCATTATGTTGGTGTTATAATACAACGATGGGAAGCTATGACAAAACAAAAAGCAGAGAAGATAACATAAAACACACAACCAACACAAACACCCCCACAATACACACAAGACAAACACACCAAAACAAAAGACAACACCCAAACAATAAATATCTATCAAAACACCTATATAACACCACACCAAAAAAACAAGAAAACTAAACAAACAAAACACCAAAACAAAAGAGGAAGAAGGAGGGACACCTGAGTATGATAATCCACGAAGCAGAACCATACACTAACAGGGACGGCATCACGGAAAAACCATACCAATACTACTACTTCCAAGAATACCACAAACTACCACCAAACATCAGAACAGTACCCAACCTACACAAAATACTAACAAAACTAGACAACGAAGGAAGACTACCCGTCCGGTTATACAAAGAAGAAACAATACGAGGATACAAAAGCAGATTTGATTGGGATGAAAGAATACTACGTGAAGCAGGTACACGAAACCAAAAAACACAAATACAAAACACAGATTACCTGTACAATGAACTATGGAAAGACGTGATAGACTACCACCAAAAAACACGCAAACAAAAAAAGAAAATAGCATGGGAAGAAGTAGACACGAACAACCCCACACAAGTACGGAACATGACAGAGATACAGAAAACCTATGACCAATCATTCAAAACATTACAAGGTTCACCTGTTAGCTTGGCAGAGATGTATGCGATGATGGAAGTGCTTAGTCAAGCAACTCAAGATGATGAGGATAGATTAAGTGTACTGAAATCATTACTGGATGATGATGAAGAACCAGATGAGGATGAAGATTAATGGCATTAGCAAACCGCAGGTACTGGCAACAATACCAAAGACTCAAATTCATGGACGAAGAACACGAAGAACAAGAAATGATGGTACTAGGCCACTTCGGCCGTAAAGCATCACAATACATCAGAGAGAGTGATGCATTTATCAATATTGCCGTTGGCAGTATCCGTAGTGGGAAGACCATTGCTACGATTGTTGCTTTCTTGGAGTACATGAAACAGTCAAAGTATACAGAGTTTGCAATGGCCGGTAAGACTTTGAAGGCGTTGACTCGTAACGTGGTACGGCCGATGAAAGCTATTATGCAATTCCTGGGCATTCATTACACGCACCATAAGTATGATGGAGAGTTGAAGATATACGGACTCGGTAAACGTACCAAGACCATCACACTTTATGGTATCGAGAAGAAAGGAAGCGAAGACACAATCAAAGGCAGTACCTACGCCGGGACATTTCTCGATGAAGTAACTGTCATGGATGAGGACGGAGTAAGAATGCTCATCAGTCGTAACAGTGACGGAGACTCTAAGATATTCATGACGTGTAACCCAGGAAACCCCAACAACTTCATATACCAAGAATATGTGGACAATCAGGTACTACTGGATGATGGAACAGTTAAAGTAACCAACTTCCTACTCGAAGACAACAAGACTCTCACACAAGAATACATCCGACACATCAAAAGCATATACCCAAAGGACAGTATCTTCTACAAACGCAACATACTCGGATTATGGGTCAGTGGTCAAGGTCTCATATACTCTAAGTTCAATGACAACAACATCTACAAGGACACCGAGCAAAAGCCACTCAACTACTACGACTACCTAGAGATTGGTAGCGACTATGGAAGTAGCAGTACAACCTGCTTCAACCTCATCGGAGTAAAGGAGTTTTCGGATCATACTGAGTATGATGTGATAGCCGAAGCTGGTTATAATGCTGAGAAAGAGGGAATCAGCATGACTGACGCCGAGATAGTGGAACTCTTGATAGATGAGTTGCAGGAACCATACCACCTAGGAGAAGACAACATCATATACCCATCACATGATGCAAAGAGTTTCAAAACACAACTAGAGAAAACACACAACCTACGGATGCAGATACAAACATTCACACCCGACACACTGGAATGTATCAGTGTCATCAGTAACCTATTCGATAAAGATTACCTGCGTATCAACGAGAACTGCAAGAACACCATTGAATGCATCAGAGGATACGAGTGGGACAAGAACGCTGCTAAACGTGGAGAAGACAAACCCAAGAAAGTAGATGACCACTACGTTGATAGCTTGCGTGCTCCTATTATGAATCATGTGTGGGATGATACTGGTGTTGGTTTCTTGTTCACACTCAAGGAGGAACGAGTAAACAATGGCGTGGTTAGTAGGAATTTATTCTGAACGCCACCAAAGAAAACCACCGTAAATAAGTTACTGGTGGTGAACAATGTATATTATTCAAACTTGTTCATATGGTAAGTGGAGGGGCGGGAACAGTTTGAATAACATTACAGACAGACGAACAAAAAAAGAAGAAGAAGAAAAAAAGGAAAAATGAATGGGGGGAACACACAATCACAATACTAGACAAAGCCAAAAGCATCTACCAAAACCTCAGACAAAACATACCCACAATCAGACAAACAACGACACGATACAGCACACTACAAAACAAACAATACCACCCAACACAAAGCTACAGAAACCTACGCACACTACACTGGGGACAAAACAACCCAGTAGTATACCGGTGCAACAAAGTATTCAAAAACACAGCACTAGCATGCAACTTCACCATAGACACAGACACCCAAGAAACCGACGACATACCAACAACAGACTACCTCAACCGATTGTTCCAACAACCCGAAGGATACCAGACACACACCACGTGGGCAGACATGAACAGCCTAATCTGGGACAGCAAGGACAACCTCGGTGATGCATTCTTCGAGATAAGTACCGATGAAAACTACAACATCTTGAATGGTTTCCGGTACATCCACAACGAAAGCATAATGTGGAATAACGAGAATGACTGCTACGCACTAGTAGAACAACCAGAGGTAACCTACGAACCAGACGAACTGATTCACATCTACGAACCAGACAACCGCAGAGAAAAAAGCCCATGGGGACGATGCAAACTTCGGATAGCAAGTGACTACGTGGCCTTGTTCAAAAACGCACTACGCTACAATAACGACATCCTCAGTAATGACGGATTGGACCCCAACCTCATATTGAGCTTTGATAGTGATGTGAACATACGTAGTGCACAAGCCGAAATGAACCGGCTACAAGTCGAACGACGAGAACAAAACGGAAGAATACTAGCAGTACGTGGAGCAACCGTACAACACACCACCCACACCAACAGGGACATGAACTACCTACAACTACTAGGATTCGCAGAGGATGGTATCATACGCACGTATGGAGTACCACCACAACTCTACGGAAAAATAGAAACAGCAAACCTAGGAAGCGGGTCCGGTGACAGTCAGAAAAAAGACTGGAAAATAACATTTGAGGGAGAAGCAGTAATGATAGAAAATGCTTTCAACAACTGCCTCAAAGAACACGGATTCACAGAAAGATTCCATTATAACCAGATGGATGTTATTGATGAATTGTACGATGCACAGGTAGCACAAATACTCGTGGGACTTGGTATCAAAACACGGGATGAAGTACGAAACGAACTAGGACTAGACAAAGTCACCACTACTCATAGTTGGGGAGAGTACTACCGATGAAACCCAAACGTAACAGGAAGTACCGCAGGATAACACAAGCCGAACACACCAAATGGGAAGTATACCTCAACAACCACATCATCGACGGATACCAGGAAGCAGTAGACAAGACAATGTCATGGCTAGAAAGCCCAGCCGCCGCGGAATTCTTCGCAAGGCAAAACCAACAACTCACCACGTTCTTCCAGACTAGTGGAATACGAGACACATGGGACAACATCATAGAAACAAGGGCAACCACCGGTAAAGATATTACAAAGCAAATCTATGACTACGCAAGAAGTGTGAACATGACTGACCATTTGGTACCATACACCAGGGCGGAGACACTAGCATTGAATCGACTCTGTGATTATAATTATGAGTTGATCCGGAACGTGACCAATGATGAAATTACTGCGATACGCAGGACACTTGTGCAAGACTTCGCGGAGGGGGTGTACCCGTTACGGACAAACCTCAAGAAGTTACAGTTGGAGCCGATTAATGGGTTCTCACCAGAACGGCGTGCAGAGATGATTGCACGTACTGAGACGGCACGGACGTTGAACGTATCCACGCTTACAACGTTAATGAATGATGGTGTTAAGGAAGTAATCCTATATGGTTGCGACCCTACTTGTGATGAATGTTATGAGTACTGCACCGAGCCACAAAAGATAACTGATGCATTGGACTTGGAATTACCACACCCTAACTGCACCGGGGTATGGAGTGCATACTATGGTGACGAGCTAGACCAAACCTCGATACAAGAACACATTGACGCACACGAACAAAGCAAAGAAGAGGACTGATAGGATGACAATAAAAACCAAAGACTTCACACTATACGATGACACGATACGGAAGAGTATAGGAGAAGACGGAACACTAACAATCACCGGAATAGCCAACACCGGTGAACGAGACCTTGTTGGAGACGTAGTAACAGAACAAGCACTAACGGAGATAGTAGAACAAGCACCCAACCGCAACCTACACCTCAACCACGGTTATGACCAAAACACGCCAAATGGAATCCTCTTCCCGGAGGTAGTGGGTACTATAACAGAGGCAGAGAAGATAGCAGAAGGTGCAAGCATCACCGCAACTATCCGACCGGAGTATGTGGAACCACTTGAACAAATACTAGCACAGGGAATCAAGCTGGGATTCAGCATAGCCGGAAAAGCACACTACGAAGACAACAGCTACGAACAAATAGAAAGCTGGGACCTAACAGAGATAAGTCTTACACCATTGCCCTGTGACATGGGAACAATGGGAACAGTCTCAGCAAAAAGTCTGAACAACCTGATACAAAAACTTGGAGGAGAAAAAATGGCAGAAGATACACCAAAACCAATAACAGAAGAACAAGTCATTGAAATAATCAATGATGCATTCAACGAAAGAAAAGAAGAATTCCTTGAAAAAATCAGAGAAGAACTCAAAGGGGAATATGAAACCGCTTTCAACGAAATCAAAGAAAGAATTGAAGCAGTAGAAGCAAAAGTAGATGAAGGCAAACCAGCTGAAGGGGACGAACCAAAACCAACCGAAGGCAAAGACCCTAAAGAGGAAGACCCTAAAAAATCAGAAGGCGAAGGCGAAGAACCAAAAGACCCTGAAGAAGAGGAAGAAGAAGAAGAAAAAAGAATCCAAGACCTAGTCAACAAAAGAGTAGAAGAAATACTAGGCGGAGTAAGCAAAAACATCTCCACCAAGTACACAAATACTCACATCGCTGACGAAGGAAAAGAATCCAAAAAAGGATACACACCAAAAGAATTAGCAGAAATGCTAAGCCAATAAAAAAAATAATTGATGGAGGAACAAGCATATGGATATAGAAACCAAACAACTAACAGAAGCACTAGAAAAAGCAATACAAGCAACAGGCGACCAACCAAACGCAATGGGTATAACCTACGATGAAAACATACTCATGAAAACCTTCCAATACAGCCCATTATTACAATTCTTGGAAGGCAAAGGAAGATGTACCGACGTCAACACTGCAAACGTAGCATTCTTCAAAGAAAGCCCAACCAACACCGCCAGTTTCATCAACGAAACAGAAGACGTACCAGAATACGCCAAAACCACCTACACAGAAGTAGCAGACAGAATGAAAGTAATCGCAGAAGGAATCAAAATCAGTGACCTAGCACAACGTGGAACTGACAAAGCAGACCTACTCGAAAGAGAAATCCAGAGAGCATACTTCCAAGTAAACAGCCTCATCGACCAAACATTACTACAAGGAGCAGGAACCGCAGCAGCCAAAGACTTCGCAAGAATACAAAAAGACATACCAGCTGCAAACAAAGCAGACCTAGACGGTGCAGCAGTAACCGAAGGAGCAATCGATGACATGCTAGTAACAATCATCGACGACAACGACGGACACCCAGACGCAATAATCACCGACAGTTTCGTTGCTAAACAGTTAAAATCAATTGCAGAACCATACAGAAGATACAACGACAAAGTCGACATAGGATTAGGATTCAGAGTAATCACCTACGAATCACCAGACGGTATCGAAGTACCAATCATCGTGGACAAAAACATGCCCGTCTCCAGTAATGAACACAGCATGCTCTTCCTGGACAGTACCACCATTGATGTTAAATACTTGATGAGACCAAGCCTTATCCCTGACTTAGCTCGTACTGGTTTATACTACTCACAAGCTGTTGCTTCCTACGTAACTGCTTACAACGTAGCACCATTCAGAAATGGTATCATTGAAGGTATTGGTGCACCATCCACATCATCATCTGGTGGTAGTGGCTCACCATAGTCACAATAGAATAATAAAAGAATTGGGGGGGAATGAGATTTGACAGATGTTGAAACACTACGAAAACTCATAGAAGCAGAAGGAATATCCACAGAGGACATCACGGACGAAACACTACAAACATACATAGACAAAGCCACCAGTCTAGCCGACATACCAAGTGGAAGTAAGGAAGACTATGTAAGACGGTTCAAAGGGGATACCTACGTGACTGACTTCTATCCCCTACTTCCCCTATCTGATGAAGACAAGGTCATACTCACAATTGATGACGAAGTGGTTGTTCCGGATCATGTTTCACTTGATGAGGGTATCATCTACCTGGACAAACCTGTGAGGGGTAAACTATCCTGCACCTATGAGTATGGGTTAAGTGAGGAGGATGTAACTAAGTATATTCTGCCTATTGCTTGTAGCCTTTACAAAGACAACAAAGGCGGTAACGTATCCAGTATCACAGAGGGGGACATCACTATTTCCTATGACCGTACTGGTACTATCTCTGCGGGTACTGATTCACTCATAGCCGAGCTACGAAACAAATACAATGCACGGGTGAAATTCATATGATATTCTTTCCAGACACGACACTCAAAAGGTACACACTCACACAACAATCAACGGGAGTGTACGGAGAACCAAGAATGGAATACCAGTACACAGATGACATCACCTGCGACTTTCAAAATGATTCCAACATGGAATCTGCTAACACGTATGGTGTGGAACTTGCAGACCTGTACAAGATATACATTGACAAGGACACACCACTCGGGGACACAGATCACCTAGTCAGTGAAGACGGAACAGAGTATCACATAGTTGGAGGAGTACAAGACTACACCAACCAACTATCCTACAAGAAAGCACAACTCGTAAGACAAAGACACAAAAGGAGGACAACCACAAATGCCAGTCAAGATGACAATCAACAGCAGTCTCCATAAAAAACTAGACACAGCCAAAGCAGGACTAGCAATGCGTGAAGCCATGAAAGAAACAATGGTCGACCTCCAAAGAGTACTGCAAAGAAGCCCCACACCAAAGAAGACAGGTAACCTCAGACGAAGCATAAACTATGACGTACAAGCTAGTGGTGGAACCATACACGGACAAATCAAAGTAAGCAAAGACGCAGATTACTGGGTGTATCAAAACTTTGGAACAAGTCGGATACCAGCTATTCACTTCGTGGAAGGAGCAGTACAAAAGGTACAACCCAAAGAGAAACTAGCAGAACGATTCAAACAAAAATTCAAGGTGGACTGATAAAGCTATGAATAATTTTGAAGCATTCCTAGTAGAACTACTACAAAACCGTATCACCTATGATGACAGGACAGTATACGTCTCAAGGAACTACCGGTTTGAAACAGACCAACTGCCACTCATCACACTAGACCTAGGCGCAGGAACCACCACCGAATACTACTATCACGAACTAGATGTACGAGATAAACTCTTTGCATTCCGTACAAGCAACATCGACATCAACGTATGGTGCAACACGGAAGAAGAAAGAGAAAGCATAGTACAACAAATACTCGAATGCTGGTACAAAGAAAAAACATTCCATTACACATACTGCACAAAGTACAATGATGGCACCTGCGACTGCATGGTAAACAGGATACATAATGGAAGCAGTGTCAAAAACAAATGTCCTGACATTCCTTTCTATGGGTATGAAAGTTTGACTCGTAAGCATGGAATACTTGAGGGTAGTATCAGTATTGAACCAGCTTATCAGTTGGACGAACCGGCTGAGAATCCTCCGTTGTTGCGTTCATTGTTACGTGCTCAAGCTCAGTACACTGAACAAGTTACTCCTACTCAGGGTGACGTGGGTGGTAGTGTTGATGTGGAGAATGTTCACATTGGAGAATGAATAATGTTTTTGGGGGAAGAAAACCCCTTGTACAAGATAAAACAAAAGGACATGGGAATTTTTTTAACGGAAAGAAGATTAACCAAAAAAAGAAGAAGAAGAAGACGAAAAACAAAAAGAATAAAAAAGAAATTTTGGGAGGAAAAAAAGAAATGACATCACCAAAAAGACCAGGAATATACTTCCAAGAAACAGTACAAAGCAACATAAGAACAGAAAAAGACAACGTACCACTGTTCATAGTTCAAACAAGTACTGCAATAGAAGCAATCGATGACAAAATCACACACTACACAGGCTTTGACGCATTCAGTAGCATAGCCACAGACAAAGGACTAAGCCAGAGTCTTGCATACATAGAACAAACCTTGCTTGAATACAGTAACACGGAATTCTATGTATACAGTATCAAAACCGACACAGCAACAGCATTTACCAACGCAGTAAAAGCAACAGCACACCTTGACGACGTATCCATGATTGTATACGTCGAAGAAACTGCAAGTGGAAACAGTAACAAAATCACAGACAAAATCAGTGCAATCAAAACCGGACTCGTTGACAACGCCGCTAACGGAGTATTCAGGATAGGATACGTAGTACCATATGGTACAGTATCAGCAGCTGTGGAAGGAGCAAGCAGTGGAACAAGTGCAGAAGAAGCATGTATCACCAGCCTCACAAGCATCCTAAACGCTAATGGTAGTGGAAGACTCTGCTGTGTACTCCCTGATGAAAACGCTGGTATCATCCTAGGAAAATGTATCTCCTGTGCAGTTGATGAAGAACCAGGATTCACAGCAATTACAACAACTCCACAAACAAGCACTTACAACTTCGACAACACACAGATGATAACAATACAAAACCTCGGAGTACTATTCCTTGCTCGTGAAACAATACAAGGAGCAAACCAATACCGCATAAACCTAGGGGTTACAACTGGTTTCAAAGACAACACCGCAGACGGTCTTATCATAAGCAGAACCATAGTAGATGCAATCCTCAGACAAATCAAGTACGTGGGAGACGCATTTGTCAAAGGAAAAGAAGTAGAAAGCAATGTAGTGAAACTTCAAGGATTAGTTGACAGTATCATTGACGATGAAGTAGAACGTGAAAGAATTATCAGAGATGACACAACACTCACAGTATCCGATGCCGGAAACAGTACTTTCACAATCGTTGGTACTATCAAACCAATAAGAAGCATCATCGCTATAGAAGTAAACACAAAACTAGCATAATTGGGGGAGATACGTATGGCAACAATAAATAACGATTTAACATTCATACAAATAGCACTGGAAGGAAAATGTCACACCATCCGTGCAGAAGAAATCAAAACAGAAGACAAACAAAGTGTAGAAAAATACGAAGCATGTGACAGTCACGACCCATATGCAATCAGCTTCGGAAAATGTGAGTACAGCGTAGACCTCTCTGGAGTAGCACCAGAACATAAAAGATTCTTCGTTTGGCTCAGAGACAAACAAAGAAAAGGAAAATTCCCTACAGGACTTCCAGTACTTCAAACAATCGAATACGAAAACGGAGTACTAACCCAGATGGAACAGTACAGAAACGTGTACATCACCGATATAAGCCGTACCAAAAACGAACCGTTTGATGTGAAAATGGAAGCATTAAACAGAACATACATCAACGCAAAAGGAGAACTAGTATAAAGCGTTGATAGTACTATTCTTGGTACAATGAGTAGCATAATATGGATGGGAGTAATCTGAAAGCCCAAAAAAAGTAATGGTAAAACCCAAGAACAGTGGTTTCACCAGGATTGGGAAAGACTACTCCCCATTTTTTTATTTGGAGGAATATATATATGAACCGAGACAACACCACACAAGAAGACATCACCACCACAACAGAATTAACCGACGAAGACTTCGACGACATGCCAGTCTACGACGGACAAATCGTAACCGAAGGCGGACCCAACCTAGACGTAATACAAAAAGAATTACTCAAAAAAGAATGGATCATCGAAGCAAGACAAATACCCAAAGAAGCACTCAACCTAGGCGATGCAACCATCATCGACAAAACCATCAAACAAGAAACACTCACACCGGACGAACTAACAAGACTCAAAGAATTACTCGACCAATACCGTCCAGCACTCACCAAACTACAACCAGAAGACACCATGGAAAACCTCAAAGACAACATAGAAATAGTCGAAGACGAAAAAGAATTCCTACGCCTAGTAGAAGAATACGACACCATTCAAACACTACACTTCAACTACCCCGTCAGGGACAAAACACTCCACGTTATTTTTGATGTGTACCCTATCACAGATAGCAGTGCAATCACCAATGTTACAGAAAACTTATCCTTTTTCAGAGACTTATCCGACAAGGAAATGGACGTGTACAACAAAACACAAGAAGGAAAAACGTTAACAAGAGAAGAGCTGATAATTCAATCACAATTAAACCAGAAAATACAGAAAGCAACACAAGAAAATCAAAAAGAAATAATGATTGAATTCCTCGCAATGCAACTGAAATTCCACGGCAAAGACACAAGCTACGAGGAAATGAAACAAGCACTCGGACACATCACACTAGGATACCTTGCACTACTCTTCCAACGCGTGCAGGAAATGAGCAACCTTGGAAACGTACAGGTAGACAAAGTGTTTCAAGAATTTAGTCAATAGTTACCCGTTCCAAGTGTACATTGAAGTGAGCAAGAACCATAATATTCCATTGCATGTGTTGATTCGTGAAAAATTCCGTCCAGAAAACCGTATACTACTCATGTACTACAACAACCTAATACGAAGAAAACAAAAAGAATATGAGAAAATGGAAGAAGAACTGAAAGAAAAACAACAGGAAATGGAGGTGAACAAATAGCATGGCAGAAGACATCATGATTACCGTAAGTGCAGATTTACAGAAAGCACTTGACGATATGAAAAACCTAGAAAACCACATCAAGCAAACACAAGCCTCCCTCAACAACAACATGCAACCAGCCGTGAATACAACAAGCGGAAAAATCACCCAAATGGGAAACCGCGTCAAATCGGCCGGTGAAAAAATAAAGAACGCAATAGGAACTGAAGCAGCACTTGCTTTCACGGCGGCTGGTGCCGCTGCAACTAACTTTGCTAAGCAGTGTGTGGACAGTGCAATAAAAAGTGAGTCTGCTTGGAACAGGTTCGGAGCACTCGTTCAAGGCAGTGGTGGTCAATGGGACGGTCAAGAAAAAGCTGTTAAAAGCATGGTGAAAAACCATAGTAACCAATTCGGATACCTTGTCAGTGATACACGAGAAGCCGGACAAGCACTCATGCAGTTCGGTGTATCGTATCAGAACTTGGAACCGTCTCTACGTGGTGTGGCTGCTGTAGCTGCACGTACTGGTATGACTCAAGCAGAAGCCAGTAACATGGTTATATCGGCTATGAATGGTCGTGCAATGCAACTCAAGAAGTTGACAGGACTGGACATAGAGAACTATAAGAACCAGGACGGTACCATTGACCAACTTCGGCTCATGAATGATTTGTATGAACAAAACAGAGGTGCACTTGAAAAGTATGGTAACAGTACTGAAGCACAGATGAACCGTATAAACAATGAATGGAGTGCTTTCAAGACTAGTATTGGTCAGGCATTGCTTCCTGTGGTTAAGATTATTGCAGATGTTATCTCTGCTATTGTTCATGGTTTTAATCAGTTGCCTGCGCCTGTGAAGACAGTGATTGCGACATTGCTTCTTATTGGTGGTGCTATCAGTGTTGTTATCGGAGCACTCGGATTCCTTGCACCAGTACTTACCGGATTGGGTAGTATTATAGCCGCGATTGGTAGTGCTGGAGGGGTTGTTGCAGGACTTACTGCTGGGTTCGGTGGACTTACTGCCGGACTGGGAGTACTTGGAACTGCTCTGGGTAGTATATTGTTACCTGTACTCGCAGTGATAGCAGCTTTTGCAGCGTTGTACGCAGTTGGACGTTACATGGGATGGTGGAACAGTTTATCTGATATGCTGGGACGTTTTGCACAAGTAGCTCAACAAGTCGGACAAATCATATGGGACAGTCTGGTTAAAGCATGGGAACAAATACAAGCTTCACTTGCACCACTAGGTCCAGTGTTTAGTCAACTGGTTTCCACGCTTTCAATGTTGTGGTCTATGCTTACGGGTAGTGGTCAAGCTGCTGGAGAAGCTGGTGGTGGATTCAACGCATTTGGTGTAGTGGCTGCACTTGTTGGTGGAGTACTAATGAGAGTGGTCATAGTTGTAAAACTTGTGATAGCAGCAATTGGTATGGGTATTTCCACACTTACCGCAGTGATTCAGATTATCATGACTGTGGCCGGAGCACTTGGATCAATACTCGGAGTACTAGGACAACTTATTAACGGTCAGATTAGTTTCGGTGAAGCATGGAACCAAATTGGCAGTATCCTAAGCAGTGCTGGTAGTGCAATCATGACTATCATGCAACAAATGGCCGACAACGTATTCAACATACTAGACGGATTAACTGGAGGAATGCTAAGCAAAGCACATGAATGGGTACAAGGATTATTCCAAGGCGGACTAGAAGCAGGACAAGGATTACTAGACGGAATCACAAGCTCACTCGCCAACATCCCTAACGTTATCGGTGACGCACTCGGAAACATTGGAGGAATAATCACCAGTGCACTAAGCAACCTTGGAAACAAGGTAGCACCTGGTGGAGGTTTAACTGCGGGTATTATGGCAGTACTTGCACCACTTCCTACAGCAGTTTATGCAGTGTTCAGTCGGTTGTGGCCGATGGTACAACCAGCACTCATGGGATTCATCAACGGAATAGTCTCATGGTTCGCAGGACTAGGTACCAGGATAGGACAAGCAATAATGACACTACCAATGGTAGTGAGCATGTACTTTGGACTATTCATACAAACACTCACAATGAGACTCAACCAAGCAAGAGCCATAGCCGGAATGCTTGCAGGTATGATCCGTCAAGCAATAGTGTCACGTATCACTAGTATTGTTGCAAGGGTGCGTATGGTGTTCATGCGTGTTGTACAAGTAATTAGGACGAGACTTAATCAAGCACGGGCAATTGCTGGAATGCTTGCAGGTATGATACGACAAGTTATTGTAACAAGATTCAATCAATTAGTCGGCAGAGTACGTGCAGTATTCAGTCGTGTAGTCAGTACGGTAAGAAACAGACTAGCCAACGCGGTCAGTGCTGCCAGAGAAAAAGCACAAGAAATAGTAACCAACATCGCCACCAAAGTAGCAGAAGTACCACAGAAAGTAGCTGATGAATTCAACAAAGTAGCAGACAGAGTACGAAGTGCACTAGCAAACGCAGCCGCGGCCGCAGCTAGTGGTGCACGTGATATTGTAAACCGGTTCCTATCCGGTCTTGGTGTTGCAAGTCCGGGTATTGCACAACGTACAGCCGCATGGGAATTCAACAGTATTGTTGGTATTATCCAGGATAGTGGTGTACGGGCAGTCAAGGCCACGAAGGATATGGCAACTGGTATTAGTAGTATGTGGCTACGTAACAAGCCCGAGTTGGGTACGATTGGTGTGGGTATGAGCATGGAAGACTTCCAGAACATTCCTCGTTTACCTTTACCAGTGGGCGTGGGTATGGATGTGCTGGGTCAAAACATAGCAAGACCGGACTTTGCAGTGCCTCAGACTGGCATGCCAAGAGTAACGAATAACACGCAGAACACTACTGATGACCATACAGTTCATTACCATATTGACCGAATTACCTTGGAGTGTAGTGAGTTGACACAGGAACAAAGCCGAAGAGTACTGTATAATGCATTGGATGGTTTGTATGGAAGGGGGACGTAAGACATGTCATTGAATTGTAAGAATATTAAGTTGAAACAAGGACAAAAAAACACGAAGGTAGCAGAACTTCAACAAGCACTGATGAAACTAGGCTACCTTCCCAAGACATTCAAAGCCGACGGAAACTACCAAGCAGATACAACCGCGGCAGTTATAAAGTTTCAGAAAGCAACCAAGAACACGCCGGACGGTTGGGTTGGACCTCAAACATGTGCAAGCCTTAACAAGAAACTCACAACCACAACCAGTGTAACAAAGACAACAGCCAACGCAATCAATTGTCCAAAGATTTGGCTACAACAAGGCAGTAAAGGAGACAACGTAAAAACACTTCAAACCATGCTACAAGCACTCGGTTACTATACTGGAAAAATTGATAGTAGCTTTGGACCACTCACAGATAAAGCAGTAAGAGCATTCCAGACAAATAACAGTGGGTTAGCAGTTGACGGAAAATTTGGGCCGGTCACTTGTAACAAATTAACGGCCAAATATACTGAGACAATCACCAAACAAAACAACGCGAAGACAACCAAGACCACCGTGAAAAAAACAGTAGTACTTGACCCTAACCGTCCAGACACGTCTAAGAATGTGATACCTGAGAAAGAAGCTAACCTCAGCATCGACGGAATATTCCTGATTGCCAGTACAATAACTCCCAACACAGGATTCCGATATGGGAACTACAACACGCTGGACATGATGGACGGTACAAGTTACACCTATCAGACACACCCTAAACAGTTGGAGTATACTGTGGAAACGTACTTGCACAAGGATAAATTCAAACGTTTGAAGAACGAGTTTGATAAAATGACTAAACGTGTGTGCAAGGTTATTAACGAGGATATTGAAGCGGGTAAGTATGTGGTGAATATATCCTACGCGTGGAGTAATCTGGTAACGCACCGGAAAATCACTATCAAGCTTACAGAGTGGAGGGGATAATATATGGCAATATTTGATTGTTCCAAAACTAATTTGAACAAAAACAGTAAAGGAGAGCAAGTAAAAACTCTCCAAACTCACCTCCACACACTAGGATACTACAATAGTAGTATTGATGGAAGCTATGGAAACGTAACAGTCAACGCGGTGAAACAGTTACAAAAAGCAATGGGAGGATTATCACAGGACGGCTGGTTCGGACCCAAAACATGTGCGAAATTCAACACGTACATGGAATCACGTGGTAACCCGACTAGTGTTGACTTGCGTACTTTTGATTGTCCAAAGATTCTATTACAAGAGAAGAGTAAGGACACAGAAAACGTGAAGTTGCTTCAAACCATGCTCAAAGCATTAGGGTATTATACACGTCAAGTTGATGGAGACTTCGGACCGTATACCACTCAAGCAGTGAAAGCTTTCCAAACTAAAACCGGACACACACCAGATGGAGTATTTGGACCCAAAACATGTCCCGACTTGAACAAGCAATACACCGTGAAAGTCAAAGCCGGAATGGTAAGTAAGTATCATAACCCTCCAGCACTCACCAACGTGAAACCTATTCTCACGTTACTACCTGAGTATGTGGTGTTACCTGAGGAAGCACTGATGGATGAGGAAACTGGAGAATCCGAGAGCAGTGAAGATGGAGAAAACAAAACAGCCACCACTGCCACTAAGATAAAAGTCAAAACCGGTGGAGCAATAACCACCACCGCAAACTTTGACTGCCCCAAGATAAACCTCAGTCAAGGCAGTAAAGGAGACAACGTAACCAAACTACAAACAATCCTCAAACAACGAGGATTCTACACCAGACAAGTAGATGGAGACTTTGGAAAATACACGAAAGAAGCAGTCAAACGATTACAACAAGTACAAGGCAACAGCCAAGACGGAGTATTTGGTCCCAAGACGTGTGCTAGCCTACAAAAAGCACAAGGCAGTACCGCTCAGACCAAGAAACACACAGTCACAGCAATAACCAGTGTAAGCACCAGTGATGACATCGAAGGACTATCACATGAAATAACAATCAAAATGCTTTACAAACCAGAATACCACGGATGGATACGAAGACTACAAAAAACACAATTCAAACTATTACACTCCGAAGACACAGTATACAACCATGAAGGATACATCAACGAAGTAAAAATCAATCAAGAAAACGATGCCATGCAAATAGAACTAAGCATCGTTGGTTATACAGTATTTCTTGACCAGAATGTTACTTTTGAAAAGACCGCGGCACGTTCTGAGTTGTTGAAAGAGTTAATCCAGATGGCAGGTTTGAAACCGGACATTGATATGACTGGCTTGGACAATTCAGAGTACACTGTGAAAGTAGCGAAGGTAAGTGCCGGAACCGGAAGCAGTAGTGGTGGGGGAGGACTTACTCAGGTAAGTGGAAACGATTGTACTGGAGGAGCAATGCAAACCAACCAACTATCTGCAAGAAGCTTTGACATCAACCAGTGTGGAGGAAACAAAACAATAGGAAACAGTAGTGCAAACTACGCACAAGACACAAAAAACATGTCAGGTAAAGATGCAATACTGGACTTATGGAAACGTTTTGTATATTACAAACCTAAGTATGATGATAACCGATGGTGTCCACAGAAAATGTGGAGTAAAAGCGGAAAAGTAACTGGAAACTGTGCAGATATCGCAAGGCTGGTAAAATGCTTGGGCGACGTGCATGGAATGAAAATTGGAATACGTCACATGAGTGGACATTATTATAACCTGATAGACGTGAATGGTAAAACATACCGTTTTGATTGTTGTTGTAAATACAGTGGTAGTTACCGAGGAGAAACAACAAACAACCTCAACAAGAGAGGAGGACCATGGTGCTGATACTATGATGAATGAAGAATTAATGGAAAGAATAATTTCACACGCCAAAGAAGAATTATACATAGAGAACTTAGAAGATTTCAAGAAAGAGTTGGAGGGGGAATGCTACTTAGTACCTGATGGAGAATTTGATAAAGTTGTTATTGGTGCGGGTGGTACTCCTTGTGTGTGTTTTGATGTTTTGACTGGAGTATACTTGGGCTTGGAAGACTTGGAGTATGCACGACAAGTTGGTGAACGATTATGACACTCACGCCGGACGAAATAGAAGCCACAACAACTGCACTACAATACTACCTCACCGGAGTATACGTAGACATAACAGACTTTGAAACAATCATCAACAACAGGACAGAACCCACTCCCGGAATATACCAGTACGATTGTCCAGGTCAAACACTATGGCTCAACAGTGAAAACTACGCAGTAACCTATGACAGACAAAAAGTCACCGATGGCAAAGTATACTACAAATGGACAAACGACACCACAATAGAAGAAGACCTAGCCTACGAATACCACTGCCCACTAGAATGGAAAAAAACAAATGAAACAATGCCATGGCTATACTGCATGAACCACCCAGACGACGAAGGAGAGGAATAGTATGCCAACCGCAGCAGTAGCAATAGACAAAATCAGGGGAAGCAGTCAAGACCTAGCAGACCTCAAAAAATTCTGTGACGCAATGAGCAGTCACGGATACACAGTCAAAAACTTGGGAAGAGGACCAAACACGGTACAAAGACACTTACTCAGCAACCGTTATGACGTCATGATACAAATAGCTGGAGGACTCTGTGTTTGTACACTAGGAGACTTCATGACCGGTATAAGACGAGGATACTACAAAGCCAAGAAAGGAGCAATCGTTTTCTACATGGTTGCCAATAACTTGAACGCGGAAACGTGGAAAAGTAATCGAGCATGGGACTGGGGAGGAAGTACCGCAGTCTGCAAAAACTTGTTTGGTAAAACACTTCCCACGATATACTCCGAGAACAAGGACGTACTCACCAAGTTCGCTCACGGTAAGACAATGGACGACCTCATCAAAATGTATTTCAACGGTGAAAGTGGGACCGGAGACACCAAAGGAGGAACACCACAAGGAAGCAGTATCCTCGAACTCATCAAACAAGTAATGAGTGACAACGACCACCTAGGAGTAGACATGGACTTACACGGAGACACACTCAGCATCAAAAGAACACAACCAAGTAGTGGACTGCCACTCGGCGAAAACAGGATAATCAACAACAGTGTAACATTCACTGATTATGATCCACAGACTCCGAACACTTTCAACAGTGCCAAGGACAAGTACCTAGTTGACCGTTTTGGTGAGGTTCCTATTGAGGCTTCGCAGGAGGTTGCGAAGATTGATGAAGCACAAGTATTACAGGTAGCGGAGCGTGGTCATGGTCATAGTATTGAGTTGAAGTGTGTGATTGGTGCTGATTACGTGGCTGGTAAGTGGGTTATGTTGAATTTGCCTAGCCTTGGTATATCGAATCGTCCTTACTTTATCAGCAAGTATAGTTATGATGAGGACCTCACACCTACTTTAACGCTTGAACCGGCTCCACCATCCATCTACGTGGAGGCTCCGGCAGAAGTAGAAGAAGAAGAAAACACTGAAGGAGAAGAAGGAGAAAGCACAACGGAGACGGATGACGCATGACCAAAAACATAACAACACACATGCTACGAAAACAACTACACCTAGTACAACAAGAAAGCCAAACAGTACGAGGAATCAGCACAGCCACCAATCCCACCGCAACAAGCACTGGAAAAGATTCTCATTCAATGGACATGGTCACCAAACGTGTAACACAAGTACAAGGAGACACACTCATAGCCGACGACGGAAGTAAAGCAAAACTACTTTCCCCCGTCCCTGGTATGACGTGGGTGTGTCTGGGCGTGGCTAGTAACACTGGCGTGATTAGTTTAGAGAAACCGTTGTCTGCTTATTTCTTATCCGATGGAACTGATACTGTATGTCTAGGGTTTACTGGTGAAACTGATGAATTCCAGTTATCCTTCAAAGCCGGAGAAAACGAGGTTAGGATAAACCGTGAATTTGTCAGTATCACAACAAAACACATGATAATCAACGGAGTAGAAGAAAAATAAAAAAAAGAATGAGGGATATGATAATGCAAGACATAGAACTAAACAAGACAGACGATAACACATACGACTGGACATTCAACGCCACAGACCTCCAAACAGTACAAGGAAACAGACAACTACACACAGCATGTATACACGCAGTACTACTCAAACCAAACGAACTACTACAAGAAACATACACCGACAAAGGATGCACAGCACACGATATGATCCGAGCAAGTGCAACCTACACCAACAAAGTATTCATAGAAGAAAGCATCATCACCAGTTGCAAAGACTTGTACGGAGTATACGATGCCACATGCACCGTAGAATTGGATTCAGAAAACGGAATAGGAATAACAGAACTAACACTTATCACCAGTCAAGGTGAGGAGGTGCTGATTAATGATTTTTAAGACGGAAAAAGAAATATACGAAGATATGATACAACACGCACTAGAAAACGGATTAATCACCGTAGAAGAAGAAGAACTGGACCGTATACTGGAGGGAAGCAGTACCGAGAACCAATACCTCCTAGACCTTTCAACCCATGCCTATATTGATGCACAACTTGAAACACAACTAGAAGACATTTATAATAGCGTGGATGTTCTCACAGCTCAAGGAGCTGACTTGGATTGTATTGGCCGATGGTTCGGGTTAAGCCGAGCACAAGCGCAAAGTGCACAAGTACGAGTAGAACTAGACATGGAAATCAATGAGGAAGAAACAATTGTCATACCACGTGGCACACCAATCGTAGTGGATATGATGGTTATACCAGAGGGTGATGAATATTTGACGACGACGGAGTTGGAGATTACTCAGGGTACTACAGTAGGTAGTGTTCTGTGTGAGAATTCCCGTATGGGATTTACCATGCCATTACCCGCAGGCAGTGTCACGGGATTTGATGGGTATCCACTGGTAACTGCTACCAATACAAACCCTGGTACTACTGGTCGTGACATAGAAAGTGATGACAGCTTCCGTACTCGAGTAATGGCTTGGCCTACCAGTAACCTCAGAGGAAGCAAAGAAATACTGGACAACTTCCTCAGCAAACGTGAAGGAGTAGACAGTTACAAATTAATACCACGATGGAACGGACCAGGTACACTCAAGATAATACTTGACTGTTTGCCATCACTTCTTGAAACAATACAACAAGAAGTATATGAGACATGTATGAACTATACAGATGACCTGCCAGAAGTTGAATTACCAGGACAACAAATCCTGCAATTGATTTCTCTTCAAATCAATCTTGCAAGTATGCCCATCGGTATGACTCAAGAAGAATTAAAACAATTGATAACTAACCACGTGTACTGCTTTATCCATGGAGGGGCAACTAGAAACAATGTTGTTCTTTCGGGATTGCCGATTGGTGCGGATTTTGTGCCAAGTCAGTTGTTGACTAGTCTTGTGAATACTTTCCCAGAGATACTGAACATTAAGTGTAATCATCGTGAGATTGTCTCTGTCGAGGAAAATCAAAGATTGGGCGTGGATGAGATTTTGGTGGGATTTGTATGAAGTTCAAGTATACTGAATTACTTCCCTCTTATCTCAGTGGGCCTAACATCATGAGGCATGGCAGGATAATTGATGATAGTACTACGGAGATATATGACAAGGCGTATTTGTTAGAGCAGTGGAGTACTCTTCAAGAAAGGCCCATTTTGGTTCAAAAGATTCAAGAACATGGTAATGCTGCGGATGTTAAGATTTACTGCAATTCCCGTTACTCCTTGAAAAGAATTACTATAACTGGGGATTATGAGGCTAGTGTGGATTTTAGTGAGGATGATGTTGTAACTAGTTACACTTTCAATTTGCGAATCCTTAAAAGCACGTTAACTGGTGATACGTTAGAGTTTGCAGAGGCTACGGGCATAATCAATCCCAACTTGATTATCACAATGGAGGATTATGATGAACATACTATTGTGAAAGCTTATCCTGAAAATGATAGTATTGAAAACACAGTCTATGACCATGATCCATTCTTGGATATTATTGGTGGGTTATTAACAGTCAAAAGAAGAACATATGTAGCTTATGAAAACACGATGGAAAATGTTGGTAACACTTGTCCTGCTTTTTTTGGGAAAGTGTTGGATGATGGTATTATTTCTGAGTGTACTGAAGATGATTATTACTACTTGCAACGTATACTTTATTTTATTGAAAAGAATGGTACGGAAGACCTTGCCAAAACAATGCTCAAAGTAGTGTATGAACTGGATTGTGATGTTATCAATTATAATCAAGACATCTGCAAAATGGATGTTCATGACATGGACGAGAAATACATGGCAGATAACACCTCTCAAGATGCAAACACTGTAGTTTACCGGATAGTGCCAGTGTTTTATTCTAATATTCCTCATCCTGATGAAGAAGAACTAAATCAATTCATTAAACCATACCTTCCAGTTACACGAAAGGTAATAACTACCTGGAAAGAAAACGTGCTTATCACATTTGAAGGAATACAAGAAATGTACTGTGAAAACGGTAGCTTTACTATTGTAGTAACAGATGAAGAAGGGGAACCAATCGCAGGATTGCCCCTGGAGTTGAACTATGGAGCTCCAACGGAATTAGTATATGCAGATTCTAATGGAGAGTACCTGTTTGAATTTGGATACCCTACTAAGGGTGGAGGTGCATTAACAGTAATTTCTCAAGAAACAGATGCGTACCGGTCTGCCTCGAATAGTTGCACGTATAATGTGCGCAAGAAAACAAAAACAATCAATTACCTAGATACAGAAACAGAAGTAACACCAGAAGGAGTATTAACAATATCTGCAAGTATACACACTGCAGGCAGTGGGCTGTTATCCACAAATGCAAACGGAACAATCACTTATTCAGAAAACAATGTAGTATTAGCAGAATTAAATGTAGTGAACGGAGAAATAAATGACTGCACAATAAACCTATCACCTGGAACACACACAATTACTGCTCATGCAGATTTAACCTATACTGGATGTACCGATGGAACAAGAAGCATCAATGAATCAATAACCGCAATAGTACCAGTAGAACGTGAAGTAGTACTGGAACCAATTGTTACAGCTGCTACAAATAATGAGATAACAGTAGACGTGAACATCTGGAATGGAGAACAAACTGCATTCATACGATTAGATGGAACAATCACCATGAGTATAAATGATGGAACTAGTACCACCATACTTGATACCCAAACCTTAGTAGATGTGGATGGAGTAACACTTACTAGTCCTTCCGGCTCAACTTTTCAAGATGGAACTTACACATTATTATTTGAATTGAATGCTACTAATCCACCAGTGGGTTATTATTACAACAATCCAATTATAGACACACAGACAATTACAATTGGTAGTGGAACTGATATTGACTGCACTACAACTGACGCATGGGTTAGTAACAATTTATTTCATTCTGTCAATCCCAACCTAAATCAAAACGGATACATTACCAATACTGTTACAGGGGGTACAGAATATTTAACTGCATTAAACACACTAGTACTACAGAAAGATATGGTAATACAAGCTACCATTAACAAAGCAAATGGAAACTATGGCTTTGGAATAATACAACTTATTACCGGAGGATACAACCAATTCTACATTACCAACACGACACTCACAGAAAAACATAGTGGAACCAGTACCACCAGTAATGTTACAAGTTTACCTAATACTCCCACAAACGTATCAATAAGTATTGATTCAAACGGATATATCTCTATTGATGATGGAACTAATACATATACAAGTACTTCATCATACACGGATGCAGAATTAGCAATGATGACACTAGCATGGCAACATAGTACCGACCAGGCATTCAGCATAACAAGATTACTCTATGAATGTGAAAATATCAACAATACACATGTATATGATTGGTGTACAACAATTGACAATTGGTCCAGTACTAGTGGAGGAACATACCCTCCAGTTGTAACAACAGAACAAGGACTCACCGGTGTAAAAGCACCACAAGGAAACAGAAGCATGAGCTACCACATGTCTTACTTCACACAAGCATTACGACTTGATGAAGATTTAGTAATTAGGTGCGAGGTTGACATTGGAGGATTACAAAACTTACTGGAACTTGGTATAATCACTAAGGATTTATTAAACACTCCATATCAGTACAGGACATGGGCAGTATTGTTCCTCACGGGGTCTGATAGGAAAATAGATAACCTTAATGGTAATGCAGTAGCATGTGGGACACCTGCTACCAACAAGTGGTTCCCAATGTATTTCCGTATAAAAAACCGAAGTATTACTGTTATATTTGGAGATAATAATAATAGTGTGGGAAGTTATACTACTACCGTGAATTCTATCACTAGTGATGATACAAAAAACAATCGTTGTTATCTAGGAATGCATAGTGCTGAGAGTAGTTACCCTCTTGTGGGGATGCGTTGTGTGAGTATTGTGAAATTTAGTAGTAGTAGTTAATTTAGAATGAATGAGCGGAATTTAAATAAGAGTAATAATAATTATGGAGGCAATAACAATATGGCAAAATTCACAGCAGACCGATTCACACACCAAGACACCAGTGAATACGGTCAAGGAAAAAAAGTAACCACCAAAATATTAGAAACCGACGCACGGAACACCGAGTACCTACTAGGAGAACTACAAGAACTCAAACAACAAATCACACCCACACTAGTACAAACATACGCACCCATACAAGACATACCCAACCGAAGACAGAACATGCAAACAAACACTATCACAGAACAAGACATCACAGACAACAAAGGAAAAACACATCACCTACAACCACAAACACTATGGCAAACCACAGGAAACGAAACCACAGCCAGCCTAGAAACAACACACATCATCACACCAGGAACCATCACTCAAATCAATGCACCCACCATCAACACCGGCACAACCACATGCACAAAAAGAATAATCACCGGAGCAATAACAAGAGAATACCCCATACTCGGAACACTACAAGAAATCACAGGGAGCAACACTGGAGAAGTAACATCAAACAGCTTATTACAACAATACTATAACGAAGTACGTCCAAATTCACAATGGACAAGCTTTTCAAGCTATGATAACTTCCTTGCATGGGTAGAACAAGTGAACTGGTATGATGATTCTCACCCCTTCGGGGATTGGTTATCATTAAAACATCAAAAAACGTTCTACGGAGTACCAACTCAAAGAGTTATAACCCCATGGGCAATCGGTGCAATGGAAGTAAGATTAAACAATGAAAGTGAAACACGAGAATGCACATATACACTTGGAACACCCGAAGTATCAATACCACTACTTGCTAGTGTACCAACAGACTATGAAGGAGGAGACGTGCTCAAAATACATGCAAAATACCGGTTAAACACAGGAACCGAGGAAGATGTTATCAATTTCTCCACTGACATTACAGAAATACTAGTCAGTGAAACACCAGAAGACAACATACTTGAAGTAGAACTTGACTCAATGCCAGCCAAAGAAGCACTACGAGTATACAAAAACAACACCGAACTAGTACAACAAGTAGACTACAATTACAACACCAAAACAAGAACAGTACGCATACGAGGAGTTGAACAAGACGACTTCATAGAACTCAGCCGAGCAATCACCGGAATACCAAGAGACATACAAATACAATACAACTTCACAAGAGAAGACACACAAAGCCAAGGAATGATACTACCAGTACAAGTCAAATACGTACCAGACCCAGAAGAATAAAGGAGGAATAATGGAATGGATTGCAATAACACAAACCTCAAAAGAGGAAGCACGGGGGACAAGGTAAGAGAAGCACAAACACTTCTCTCCTCACGTGGTTTTTATGGTGGCAGGATTGATGGTGATTTTGGATCATACACGGAGGAAGCAGTACGGAACTTCCAACGCAGTCAGGGGGGGTTGGCAGTTGATGGTGTGATAGGACCAGTAACCTGCAAACGACTACAACAAGACACGCCAACACCTAGTGGTAATTCGTATTACAAGAATGGAATATACCACTCCGGTGAGCATTGGGTAGGTACTGGATGTAACAAAATGGGACAATGCAACGGTTACTATTGTGGCTGTTGTGCCCTACGTCAACAACTGACCAAGCTAGGAATAGAAAACTACACCCAATCCAAGATAGCAGGATATGCAGGAACAACCACCAACGGAACAAGTCATGGTGGTCTTGAAACTGCTATTGCAAAGATAAGCAGAGAAACCGGAATACAACTACGGGTAGAATGGAAAAACTTCTCTGACTTCGGAAGCAACCAAAGAGCAAGATTTGAAGGCATAGGGAAACTATTAGCACAACAAAACAAGGGAATAATCTGGCATATACTCTACAAAAATCGATACGGCCATTATGAAAGTGTACAAGAAGTAAACATGAATAATGGGAACTGTCTTGTTCTAAACAGTCTTGGAAGCAAATGCAATAGCCCAGCTTACTGTGGATACAAGGAAACAAGAAGTTGGAGTACCATGCAGTCTTACTTGTCTGGTATCAGTCAGAAGAGTATCTGTATCATAACAAGTGAAGGACAAACAGGTCGAGGTGAAGCAAACGTGGTAACAGAGGACATTCCAACATTAGTACAACTAGTAACAAATGAAGAAAAAGACACCACACATATACATGAAGCAACAGACAAACAAGAATACATACAAGGCTTACAAGAAATCATAGAGGAAGCCTATACTAAACAAGGACTAACCGATGAAGTACTACAATTGCAAGTAGAAGTAAACAAGCTACGCCATGAGCATGACATCCACGACCCATCCGAAGTAATCAACACTGATGACAATGGGGAGTATGTGCAATGAAGATAACTGACCCCCACAAGACACTCACAGAAAACACAAGCAAAGACAACAATACCACCGATAAAAGCCTCACACCAAGACAACAATACGAACAACTACGCATGGAACGATACCAGCTCATGACAGACAAAAAAATACTACAACCAGAAAACCAAGAACGCTACCGACAAATCAAAAAACAAATGAACAAAATACAACAACAACTCGGAGAATAAGCCACTTATTACCCACCACTCACACTATAGGCAGGTATAGCGAATAGGACGGGTAATAACTATAAATAATAACAAAGACAAACACTTGACTATGAACACCGATACTATACAACATAGTGGAACTAGTCACAGTACTAGTTTCACTCAAAAACCCATCACCACCACAACAGATGACACCCAACTTGAAAAACTTGAAGAAGAACAAATCTATAAAACCTGGAAATACACCAGAGGACTAACCGACAGCACACTACAATCATACAAACAAGTCATACAACACTACAAAAAAGCCACGAACATGACACTACAACAAATACACGACGAAGCACTACACGAAGAAGACCAGCAAATACCAATGCACCGACGACGCACAAAACTACACCTCATCGAATACCAAGAATACCTCGACCAACAGTCATGGACAGACAGTACCAAAAGATTACATATGTTTGTAGTCAACTCATTCTACCAAAGTCTCGAAGTTCAAGTGCCCCACGTCAGAAACAAGTATGATGATTCACCACAACCAGCCAACGTGGAGAAAGCCATCACCAAAGAGATAATACAGTTGATGATGCAACAAGCCACGACAAAAGAAAAAGCAATCCTGAGTTTTGCTGCTACCACGGGACAAAGCCCAGACGAGATAAGAAGACTCACCATCGAAGATATTATGAAAGCATGGAACACCAGACTAGAAACACCACTCTTCACTATACCAGACATCTTCAAACAAAGACAACAAATCGCCTCTCTAGAAAACTGCACCCTCAGGATACAAAGACACAAAACCAAGAATAATTACTGGGTATACCTAGCCAACGAAACCACCAGGCACATACTAGACCACCTCTACGAAAGAGTAGCAGGAAACAATGAAAACATCAGAATACACACTAAAACTGATCCACTATTCACCAACAAACAAGGACAATTCTATAGCCGTAGTGGTATTAACAAAGTCTTCACCGTGGTAGGAAAGCGTTGTGGTTTTGAATCACCGGAGTTATTCCCAGAACATCTCCGAGTACTGCTTGAACGTGAAGAGGGACAACAACGCACATGGAGTGCCTACAAGTTCAGGAAATACTTCCTTAACAACTGCCGACGATACGCCGGAACCAACGCCGAGACTGGTAGTGTACACCAATACACTGGGGAAGAACTGGGCGATTTTTGGATAGGTCATCAGAAGAAAGGAAGTATAAGTCATTACTTACAGTATACTGATGAAGATGTGCAAGAACTTTGCACACATTATGCACAGGTGTTGCCTTATCTTTCACTGGAAATGGAGGTTAAGACTTTGAGTAGTGAAGACCGTGAGGAGTTCCTGGAGATGAAGAAAAACTATGAACAAGTACTTACGGAGATGGCTGAGTTGAAGGAGTATGTGGAGCAACGTGAAAGAGTGCACAGGTTAGCCGAAGAATATGGAATAGAGATAAAACAATAAACATGGAGGAATCCAACAATGAATAAGAGTAAGATAATTGTCTTGTCACTACTAGTAGTACTTGCCACCGTGTTAGTGGCTGGTAGTGTTACCGCGTTGGACAAGACGCAGAATGAAACACATGAAATGGATGGTGTCAAGTTTCTTGCACCGAAGACTGAGAATTATACAATCACCGACGTAAAAGGAGTGAATGGGTACAAAACATATACCTATAGTGATGAAAAAAACAAGATTACCTTGTATGTGTCTGATGCTCCGATGCCTGAGTATGAGTTGGGTCCGGAGCGGTATGACCAGTATGTGGGTTATTATAATTATGTGGTTATCAGGGATAAGTATGTCTTGGTTGCTAGTGAGTTTTCGGAGAATAAGGATTTTGTTTTGCAGTCTTTGTATGATTTGAATCCGGCTCAGTAGAAGGTTTTTTTTATTGGTTGGTTGCATAGTAGTACTATGCATGATTTTTAATTATTTGACCCCCCACTTGTTTTTCTTTTTTTTTGTGAGTTGGCTACAATTTGTAACCAACTGGTGATGGTGATCCATCCTGGTTTGTCACTATGGATAGTGTTAATAGTGGTGTCATTATTTTGGTGGTGATTGGTTGTGTTGTTCCAGGGTGTCCGTGCACCATAATAATTTTACTTCGTTATACCTTTTTTAGTGGGGCCCCCCACTCCCCCTCCCCCTCTCTCTCCCTGGGGGTGTGGGGCAAGGAAATAGTTTAAATACTACTAAAAACAGAGGATAGTTTGCAGAAAAAACAAAGGAGGTGAGTAATACTATTTTATCAAAGAATTTCTAAGAACAAAGTTTATTATTGGATAATAATTATCTGGTTCAAAAAAAAAGAAAGAAATAGAGAACACACACGACATTGAAGAAACACACCATACACCTACCTTCATGACAAAGGGATGGGTGAGGAACAACGCACTCACACAATATTCAAATTTGACACCGATAAGAGTAATATATGCGTGTTTGTGGTTGTTTTTCTCAGTGGGTGTGTTTCTTGTTTTGTCTGTGTGTGTGTCTCTTTATTCTTTTCTTTTTGTTTTTGTATTTTTTTTTGAACCGATACTATACTGAGCAATACCCTTGTTGTATTGTGTTGTGGTATTGCTCATTTACTGTGTTTGTCCGTGATTCAAAAAATATTTTATGGTGGCAGTGTGGCAAACGGTGGGCA